CACATGCAAATTCACGTTTATTGTAGACATTGCGGGCACGCAGCAACCGAAATCAGGAGTTCAGTGTGATTGAATTAAATGAAGTGAAAAAAGAAGCCGAAGAAGAGTTGCGCAAAGAGCGCATGGAAAAAGCGAAAAAAGGTTTGAAAGAACTTCTTCGCAAAAAAGAGCAAGCAAAACAGATTCTCGCAAACATTGACCGCGAAATTGCGGACTACGAAGCCGAGCTTGGCCACGGCAATATTTAATGGAGCCGACTACGCTCAAGGACGCAGAGCGAATCATTCAGTCTTACCCTTTTAAAATTCGTTTTGCCGGGATGAGCGGAGACACGCTTTCACTTGCAGCCCAAGGGTGGTCATTTGCCATGAATCAAAATCTTGATCATCGCTATGGCGAAGTGATTTTGCATTTGGCGCTTAAGCACGAAGGCATGGGTCTTTATGGAATGACGAACTATATTTCTATTGACCGAGGCTTTCATTCCCCCGCGATGTTTATGCAAACAGTTACCCATTACGCGGAACGTGGTTTTGAAGTTACACACATTGCGCCGGGATTTCGTATCTGCGCGTATCCTTCTCAAATCGCAGTGGGGCGCTCATTTGCGGAAACCTATTTGCCAATTGACCCGCGCCCAAGCTATCAAGAATTTGATTTGGCAAACTTAAAATTTTTTACACCTGCAAACCCTAAGCTTCAAGATATTATCGTTTCACCGGAGCAAGTGCCCGAAATGATGAAAATGATTTTAGGCGCGCAAAAGAAGACCATTGGAGAAATCAAGCAACGTGAGCAAAGCAGACGCAACCTTGAACACATGTACATGCGGGACGGTTCCATTCCCATTCAACCCTCTCACCAAATTCAAGCGCAAATTATTACGCTGACAGGATAAAAATGGATAAGCAAACTTTGCATGACACCGCTCAAAATTATCTTTCACAAAGGCACGTAGGCCCCGAGTCCCTTACGCAGCTACTTCAAATGATTTATAATAGTGGGTATCAAAATGGTGTTTTAGACGAGCGTTTCGGTGATTGGGGCAAGATGCCAATTAAAGAAATGTCGCGCGAAGAACTAAAGGGGCTTTATCCCGAAGAAAAATCAATCGAAGTTGAGGTGAAAATTGAACGAGCCGATAATAACAGTCCACAAGAATCTGCTTACTCCCCAACTCTTAACGAATACACTCCGAACCCTGTTCGATCTTGAATCGCTTTGGTACAAGCGTGAAGAACGTCTGAACTATCGAAATGCGCCTTACTATACGCTCGGCGCTCCGATGTATTTGGATTTGCAAAAGGTGACTGACTACCCTTCTTATTTTGAAAAACAAAAATTTTTTAATGCCGTTCTTGCTCGAAATTTTTTTGAGTTCATGACGACGATTGCAAATAAATTTGGCGGCGGTTGGGATGTGCTTGATGGCTTTTCAAATCCGGGTTTTCACATTTTTCCGCCACACAAAACCGGAAGTTATTTTTTCGGACGCATGCACGAAGACATTCAATGGATGAATTTTAAGGCGCTTGAAACCGGATGGGATTTAACGGCTGAGAGTCAATTTTCTTTCACGTATGTTTTACGGCTCCCGCAAGCGGGCGGCGGCCTTTTTGTGTCGAACGAGGGAAACTACTACCCTTACGAAGAAAACGCGCTGTATATCCATTCTGGCCAATTTCTTCACGCGATCGCCCCAACTCCGGGGCCAATGCTTCCTTACGATTACCGGATTACTTTACAAGGGCATGGATTTCACGCCGGAGGTAAGTCATACTTGTATTGGTGAGGTAATCCGATGTCTTTCAAATCCCATGCACAAAGAGAACACTGTTTAGAGCGAGTTCGCAAAGGCGAAATCAGCCGGAAGCAATTCGACGAATACGATAAAAAAACTGATCATAAAAATTTACCCCCACGAGTAGGCGAACCCAAGAAGACGACACTCGGCGCAAAAACCATTCCCAAGCCAACCAAAAAATAATTTTCCCCCTTAGCTTAGTGGCAAAGCCGCCTTGAATGCGCATAATCACTCGACGGAGTGTAAGGAGAGTGGGGTTCGATTCCCCAAGGGGGAGCCAACTTTCTATTGACTCATGATTGCATTTTGCGATACGGGTAAGGAATGACAAAATTCACTGTAAAATTCAAAATTGGCAATTTGGATGAGCAAGATCAAATCGTAGGCGAAACCCTCGCTCAAACGGATGTTGAAATTGCGATTCCGCAAATCGACGACACAATCAAAGATCATAAAGAAGCGCTTGCGAAGCTTTCAGACGAGAAAGTTTCGAGAATCAAAGAAGCTCTTAATGAAAAGCTTAACCTTCCTCGTGAACGAAAACTTTTAGGCGTTGAGGACTTTTATGAATCAAAAGTTTAGATTTTTTCTCCACATCGAAGGCACGGATGTAAATAACGTGGCTTCAAGCACTCATCGAATCGTTGAGCAAGAAGACGCAAATTTTGATGACGAACTTGAAAAGTTTCGTGTCGAAAAGAATTTAGCCGAAGTTAGACTTGTGCATTCGTCAAATTTAGGTAAAGTTGATGATACAACTCAATCTAAAATTGAAGAAAGCGAGGATGAAATGGCTAAGAAAAAAACTACTGCTAAAAAAGCAAAAAAAACTGTGAAAAAAACCAAGTAATTGGAATACGCCCGAGGACTACACTTCCTCGGGCCTTTTTGCGTCTGGGGGTGTGAAATGGAAAATTTGCCGGAACTATGGGCGCATCAAAAAGGCGCAATCAAACTTGCTGAAACAACGCCCGACATGGCCGTATTCTTTGAAGTGGGAACCGGAAAATCGCGCACCTTGGTTGAAATCTTGCGCATGCACTTCAACCGCAAAAAGAAATTTTTAAAAACTCTTATCATCGCCCCGACTTCAGTCGTTCCGAACTGGAAGAACGAAATCAAGAAATTCTCAAAAATTCCCGAAAAAGAAATTCATCTTTTAGATGACTCGATGACACTTATTGAGCGCGGCGAGTGCTATTTGAACGGGCCTCCCGGCATCTATGTCGTAAACTGCGAAGCATTCGCTTACCCGAACTTTGTAGAGCGTGTTTTAAAAGCACCGCCTTCCATCCTCATTGTTGACGAGTCTCACCGTTTTAAATCATTCGACGCGAAAAGAACAAAGGCGCTTGCAAAGCTTTCTCAACTTATGGAGAAGTTGCCCGAGAAGAACCGCTACATTTTAACGGGCTCCCCCGTGGTGAACGACTACCTTGATATTTTTACGCAGTTTTTAATTTTGGACGGGGGTAAAACCTTTGGAACGAATTACTATGCGTTTAGGGCCACGTATTTTACCCCGGTAGTGCGAAAAATAAACGCGCAAAAGCAATTTACCGAATGGTTCCCAAAGGCTGGAATTGGGGAGCAATTGAAAAATCTAATGGCTCAAAAAACGGTACTCGCTAAAAAAGATGAGTGCCTTGATTTACCTCCGATGATCAGAGTTGAAATTGACGTGAAAATGTCGCCCGAGCAAGAACGCGCTTACCTTCAAATGAAAAAAGATTTCATTGCGTTTGTTGATTCAGGCGTAGGCATTGCGCAGCTTGCGATCACTAAAGCGCTCCGCATGCAGCAAATCCTTTCAGGCTTTTTAAAGCTTGATGATAAGTCAATTCACCGCTTTAAAGAAAACCCCCGAGCCCAAGCACTCTCAGACTTGCTTGAGGATATTACCCCAAGTGAAAAAGTCATCGTGTGGTCAGTCTTCCATGAGGATTACGACACAATTAAAAAGATTTGTGACAAGCTTCAGTTAAAATATTCGGAAGTCACGGGGCTTGTAAAAGATAAGCAAAAAGAGCTTGATGAGTTTGAGTCAAACCCAGAAGTAAGAGTGATGATTGCATCCCAAGCTGCGGGCGGCACCGGGGTCAACATGATCGCAGCAAGCTCGATGATTTATTACTCAAAAGGCTACAATTTTGAGCATGATCTTCAATCGGAAGCAAGAAATTATCGGGGCGGTTCAGAGCGCCACAAAAAGATTACTCGCTATGATCTTGTCGCCCGTAAAACCGTTGACGAAATTGTTTTAAAAGCGCTTCGCGATAAAAAAGATTTGAGTACAGATATTTTGCGCCTTCGCGACTTACTTAGTACACTATAAATGAATAAGAAATTGGAGGGGGAATGCGAGGCCAATCATTATTCTCCCCCTTGGTTACAGAGTTGTTTATGCCCTCGTTGACCCACGAAACGGAGTCGTTCGCTATGTCGGGGTGACGGATAATCCTCAACATCGACTTCGTGAGCATTTGGGCCGTGAGCGCAAGTCCCCCAGCCTCAAAGACTGGTTAGAAGAACTGCAAAAAGAAAATTTAAAGCCCGTATTTGTTTTTCTTGATTCCATCAAAACAAAAGACGCACTGCAAACAGAGCTTGAATGGATTGACCATTTTCAAAAACTCTTCCCACTTTTAAATCACAAAAAGAAATGATTGCATTCTGCAATCCTCCTTGATACGAAAGTTCAAAGGGGATTTTATGAACTTGATTACACTAGATGCAAAAGAAGCCGCAAAACATGGTATCTCGGCTGACTTTGTAAATGGAAACGTAGAGAACGTGCGGTTTAAAAATGAGCATGGAGTTTTTCATGTGAAGCTTCGCCAATATTCATCTATGAGCATTTGCAAAGAAGAGAAAATTACCGAAGAAAAATTTATTGTTAAAGGCGACGGAATTTTCAAAGAATTTAAAGAAGAACACGAAGCAAAAGAATTTAAAAATCGTTACGAGCATGATGATGCGCCTTTGACTTTGGAAAAAGTAAATAAAGAAATTACACCTGAAATCATTGTCCCAAAAGTGACAGAAACTTTTAAAACCGAGGAGGTTCCATTTTGAACAACGCGGACGAATTTAATTTTTTTGAAGAGAAGCCAATCGATCAAGTGAGCCTTGCGGAATTGGACGGGATGATTAAAAATCTTTTCGAGCAACGCAAAGCCATTGAAGAAATGGAAGACGCGGTTGACGAGAAGAAAAAAATCATGGAAGCCTTGAAGGAGAAAATTCGGGGCATTTTGGAAGCGCACAACAAACCGAATTATCCGACGCAGTACGGTACGGTTTACACGCAAACCAAGTACCAAGTTTCCATGCCTAAAGACCCTGCGCGCGCGGCGCAGTTAAGAGCCTACTTTGCAAAACGCAATATGGAGGATATGCTTACTGTAAATCACATGACTTTAAACTCGTTATTCAATTCTATTGTTGAAGAAAAAGAGACTCTAGGGGAAACAATTGATATGAAAAATATCATCCCCGGTGTCGATGAACCAACCGCAAGAGTAGTTCTTGCAATGAAAAAGGGGAAGTAAATGGAAACTCAGACTCAGCCAAATGGCAAAAAACAAAACCAAGCCGTAGCTCAAAAAGCATCAACCGCGGTAAGTGCGGACGTGATGCAATTTGGAGCGTTCGGAACTGAAAACGTCATCACTCAAGATTTGCGTTTTCCGAAACTCCTCCTCATGCAAGCGCTTTCTGAATGGGTGAATGACCCGCTCGTAAACGCTCGCGGCGGTGAAATTCGTGAGAGCTATGAAAAAACTCTTCTCGGCGGCGCAAATAAGCCCGTTCAAGTGATTCCTTTCTTCAACTTAAACGTGTGGAAAATCAAAAAGAAAATTAACGGTAAATTTGAAACCGTTGGTTACGAAGACCGCACAAATACTGAAGCGCGCATGGATAGAGAGTTTAAACATCCGGACGGCGCAGACGGACTTCGTGAAAAAACCCTCAACCTTTTTTGCCTGATTAAAGGCGGAAACATGCAGGTTCCTTATCTCGTGGGTTTTACGAACTACTCGTTCAAACACGCAGCTCAAAGCTATTTGAACAAACTTCAATTGCTTAAAGCTGAGAAAAAATCTCCGGCCCATGTGGTATGGAATTTGGGTGTCACAACAGAGAAAAATGATAAAGGAACTTTCTTTGTGTTTACTTTGGATACTGCAAAAACCGAAGACGGCAAGGATATTCCAAACTCTTACGAGGAAGTGAAAGCGGCCTACGAGCAATATTCTACTCTCTCGAAATCAATTCAAGAAGGCGCGAAGGTTGATATTTCGGATACGAACGAAGACACCGTTGACGCAAAACCAGATAATTTCTAACACTCCCTTTTAAGGTAAGCTTGTTAGAAGTGAACAGCCTCCCGGTTCCCAGAGCTGGGGGGCTTATAAATTTTGAGTCGCGACTCAGACGTTCCCACGGACGAAACGTGGGTGAGTTACTGCATCAAGCTCATTAAACGGATGTCGGTAGTAGTCGCCGTGTACGCGCCTCCCCTCGGGCGCAAAAGATTGCAGAGGGATATTTTTAAGGGGGAAACATGATTGTAGCTTTTTTTGATTTTGAAACGACTGGTAAAGAGTTGAAAACTGACCGCGTGACTCAGCTTGCGGTTGCTCTCTATGATGTGGAAACGCAGCGTTTAATGGGTTGCTATAGCAACACGCTTTACTCTGAAGAGTACCCGCCTACTCATCCCGGAGCGCTTGCGCAAACCGGGCTCACCGATGAATATATCAAAAGGTGCGGGGAGCTTCCGAGAGAGGCATTCATCATCCTCATGCACTACTTCTCAAAAGCTGACTACATCGTAGGCCACAATATTAGGCAGTTTGACGTTGAAGTTTTAAAAGAAGAACTAAAGCGCATGCTCATTAATGGGGCAGTTTTTCCAAATTTAATCGATACTCGTTTTGATCTTGAAATTCCTGAACACATTGCAACTCGCAAGCTTTCTTACTTAGCGGTAGAGCATGGAATCGCGGTTGTGGGGGCTCACGCTGCAATTTTTGATGTAATGATGAATGCGCAGTTGTTTTTTAAGTACGATGTTGCTAGAACAATTGAGTTATCTAAGTCTCCCGAAATCTGGGTTCGAGCGGACGTTAAATTTGATGATAAACAAAAGGCCAAAGATCGAAAGTACCTCTGGGACGGTACTCAGAAAATTTGGGCCAAACAAATTAAGGAATGCCATTATGAAAACGAAAAAAACAACTCAGACTTCCAAGTTCTCAAACTCGACTCAAACTACAAGTTCCCAGAAACGAAATAAACCTACTTGCGTTCGCATCACGGAGCTTGGTAAACGTGCGCTTGAAACTTATTCAAAAAAGACGGGTTTTAGTCAGAACCAAATCGTCGATTTAGCGGTGAAATTTTATGTTAGTAACAAGCAAAAACTTTCAACTAGCAATCGAAGAACTGAAAAGTCAGTCTGAAATTTCTTTAGATACAGAGACAACGGGCCTATTCCCTTACAAGGGGGATAGGCTTTTTTCTATTATCTGCGCGACCCAATATGACACTTATTATTTTAATTTCAATCGCTTTGGTAGTTACGACGAAGAACTGGTTTTGTCTCATGCTTTACTTGTTCGGGGCTTTTCTGATTTACTCAGTAATGACAAGCTTCTTGTCTTTTTAGCGAACGCAAAGTTCGACATGCACATGCTCTCAGTTGAGGGCGTGGAATTTAAAGCACGCCCTTGGGATGTGCTTACAATTGCAAAAACTTTAAACAATACTTACATGCAATACGGGCTCGATGCGGTCGCAAAACGCGAAGGATTTGAGAAGCTTGATTCGGTTGAGAAATACATCAAAGAAAATAACCTTTTTGATGATAAAAAGAATCCCCGCTATGATTGGGTGCCTTTGAATGTGATTCAGCCTTACGGTGAAGCGGACGCGCGTATTACTTTTGACATTGGAAAAAATCAGCAAGAAAAAGTCAAAATCATTGCAATGGACGCGGCCCAAAATAATCAGCCAAGCTTTTATGATTTAATTCAGCGAGAAATTGAAACCACGGAGGTTTGTTTTGAAATCGAAAAAACTGGTATGCGAATCGATGAGGATTTTATCAGAAAAGGAATCGAACACGAAAAAGCCCGAACTGAACGGGCGAGAACTTCCTTCATGGATTTATGTGGACGAGAGCTTGTCGATTCCAACAAAGCGCTCGCGGGTGCCTTTGGAAGTCTTGGTTTGGTTGGAGGAAAAACAAAAAAGGGGAATGCGAGTTTTAATAAAGCGAGCCTTAATCAGATTCGTCACCCGCTTGGGGACGTGGTGCGAGACTATCGCGACGCGATTAAGCGAGTAAGTTCCTATTACACAAATTTTTTATCTTACGCTGATTTCGGCGGAATTGTTCACCCAAATTTAAAGCAAGCGGGAGCAAAAACTTTTCGTTTCTCCGTGACTGACCCGGCCCTTCAAACCTTAGAAAAACCAGACGATGACCTTGAAATTCCTTTAGAAGACCAAATGCGAAACTCGTTTGTCGCGCGCCACGGTTCTTTTTTGGTTGCTATCGATTACAAGCAACAAGAATACCGCTTGACCGCTGACTATGCGGGTGAAATGGCGCTCATTCATAAAATCATGGAAGGCGAAGACGTTCACACGGCAACCGCTAAGCTCATGGGTGTGACAAGGCAGCAAGCGAAGACTTTGAACTTCATGCTCCTTTACGGCGGGGGAGTAGCGAAACTTTGCTTAGCTCTCATGAAGCCCCTCGGCTCCGAAATGCAGTTGAAGGCGATCACGAAAAAGTACATTTACAAATCAACTTTCATTCCTTCAAAACATCAAGAATTGATCGATGCGCTTGCGACCGTCACGCAAGAATTAATTGACCACGACTTACCACTTTTAAAAGAAGCCCACGCCCTTCAACAAAAATATTTTTCAAGCCTCCCACACACGAAGAACCTCATTGATCGGGTTCAAAAGTCAATTTTACGAAAAGGCTATATTTACAATTGGGCCGGAAGACGATTGCACTTTAATGATTTGCGGTTTGCTTACAAGGGGCCGAACTACCTCATTCAAAGCTCGGGAGCCGAAATCATGCGCGGAGCATTGATTGAACTTCGCAAATTTTTAAAGCCTTACCAAACTAAAATTTTGCTATCAATTCATGATGAAATTCTCTTTGAAATGCCTGAATGTGAGTTTCATTTAATCCCTGAAATTCAAAAAATCATGGTCAATATTTATAAACCGATCAATGGTTGCTATATGGATACAGACGTTAAATGGGGCACCGCTTGGGGAAGCCTCAAGAAAGGGGTTCCGGTTGCAGCTTAATGAAGACGAGCTAACAAAGCATTGTAAAAAATTTATTGAAGACTATCAGATTCAACACGAAAAATTTACTTCAGAGCTTTTAGCGGAGTGTTTCAAGCAAGCTATTTTATCCGGGGATTTTATCATGCATGTGCAAAAATCCTACCCTTACGATAAGTACGGTTATTCTTACATTCCTTTTAGAGAAAAACAGGCGCTTAAACATCGAATCACGGAGCTTGAAAATCGAATTGAAAGAATCACTAAAATTTTAAATGGTGAGGACGATGATGGGGAGTAGAACTTTAAAAGTCATCATGGAAAATTGGATTGGGGATTTTCCCACGGGTGAGTTTGAAAATTTTGTTGAACTGCCTTTTAATATTGAAAATGTTTGCCGGGAGCTTGACGAAGAAATCATGAGGCTAAAAAAGCACATCGCCTCAATGTCTTGTTGCTGCGCGGGTTGTACAAAGCATAACCTTGCCTTGGAGGAGAATAATGGCCCGAAAGCCGGAAACGAATTTCAGGATTAACACGGTTGACCCGGCGCTCGCTGAATTACCGAACACTTACGCCATGACGATTCAACAAGTTGCAATTACCGCTGACCCTGATAAGCTACTATGTATCAACGGTCGTTTCGTTGCCTTGGAGCTGAAAAGCGATGAAGAGAGTGAAATTCGTCCCCTTCAGACCTACAAGCTTGAAAAAATCATTCAAGCGGGCGGGTTAGCCTTCCGGGTAGATCGATCTAATTGGAAGGAAGTTCATGCTGAACTTTTAAAACTTGCTCAAGGAGGGCACTACGATGGGTCAAAGAGAAAAACTGCGCGCAGTCGAAAATGAAGGCCGCGAATCAATCACAATCACGAATGAATTTTTATCGAACAAAACCATTTTCATGGCGATGGGCGATTTGCTGAAAGGCTACTACTCTCAGTACACCGCCTATCAGCTCGAAAAACTTTCTCGCCGCTTAAATCAGGCGCAAAAAGTTTTCGCAAATGAGAGTGAAGTCATCATTCGTAAATACACACACATTGATGAAAAAACAGGTCAACCAAAGCGCCGCATGGAAGCTGCCATTGATCAAGAAGGCAAGCCTATCATGGAAAAAGATAAGGACGGAAACGAAGTCCCTAAAATGATTCCAGTGGACTTTGATTGGAAACCAATCACTGAGAAAAATGATCAAGGCGAAGAAATCACCACTCCCGGCAACGAACTTGCTGAAATTGAATTTGCAAACTTAGGCGAAAAAACCACTACGTTTGATATTTACAAATTTGATCGCAATGAATTTGCAGCCGCAAAACTCACCGTTGCTCAATGGATGAGTTTAAATTGCATTTTTGCAAATCCTTACGTTGATGAGGAAGCGCTGAAAGAAATTTAGCGAGCAAACTCGTTTAGGCGACCGCTAAAAAAGAAAAAGCCCCCTAGACTCATAATCTAGGGGGCTTTTTGCTGCTAGGATGTGGCTGTGTCGGGACTCTTTTATTCGCCTTTGTCCCCCGCACCTGATTCAAAACCAAGTTTATTTTGCTTCACTTGGCCTTTCTTCATTTTGGGTTCGGCGCAATCGTCTTCAAATCCTTCTTTGTCTTCTTTCATCATCGCATCGCGTGCGTCTTTGATGTCTTGAATGGACTTGATCGCTTTTTTAGTTTTTGAAAGGTGTGCGTGAACTTTTGCCATCAACTTTGGATTTGATTTGTGTTTCTCCGCACGCAACAAATCCTCCGCTGCCGAATGCACTTCATAGTCGTGAATTTGGGAGTCTGGGGACTTGTCGTTTGCTAAAACCGGGTCAGTCTTCGCACTGTCATTTTTTACTTTTTTCATTTTTCTCTCCTTGTTTCTTAAGCGCCTCTAACCACAGTGCTTGCCGAAGCGCTTCGTCGGTCAATCCACTTGAATTTTGGCCCACTTTATTGAGCAATGCCCCCCGAGCAGTCCGTCCTTCAAAACTTTGAGTCGCATCCATCATTTTCTTAAGCACGAGAGGAGCAAGCCCCTCCGAGTGCCCCGCCGCAGACGAACTAAGGCCGAGGCCGCCTAACATTGCGTCTACTTTGGTTACGCCAAACGGCCCGCGTTGCTGCGCGGTTTGAGCGGCGAAATTTTCAAATTTCTTTTGCACTTTAGGTGAAGTGGAACTGAAGCGGTCGTTTGCTTGCATGAGTCGATCAAACAATTCTTGATCAGCGTCACTCACGGCCCCTTTGATGCTTGAAGAAAGGGGTGAAGCGATAGCTTTACGCCCTTGGTTTGCAATCGCGTCCACATCGGAGGGGTTAAAGTTCGTAAAGGAGTTCAAGTTTGATTTTACTTTGTTGGCCTCATCAACCGGGAGCCTCATAAGACGCTTTGCGCCGTAAGTTCCGGTTGCGGTGTTTGCTTCTTTCAGTTGATCAATGCGGGCTTCAATTTGATCGGCAAGGTTGGTTCCTTCCGGAGTTCCAAGCGCGCGAAGTTTTTGCGCTTGCTCCCGCGCGGGTTGAAGCGCGGTTTCAATATCGATTGACGCGCCTTTATCGGCGGCTTGTTGCATGATGTCACCGATTTCTTGCCCTGCTTTTTGATTCACTTTTTCAAAATGATCAGCCGCGGAGCTGGGAGAGCCCCAAAAACCCGTTTCCTGAGCGATCTTGCCCAAGGTCTCAGGTTTGTCTAGCTTCCCGTCAACGCGCTCAAAAGCCTTCGTATAGGCGCTAGTCGCGCCCTTACGTGAAAGCGTTTCAATCGGATTGAGTACAGCGTTTGCCACGCGTCCGCCCGTGGTCAGCCCTTTTTCGTTAGCGAGAAGCAAAGCTTTTAAAGCCGCTGACTCGCCTCCTTTTGCTACAGTAGAAAGTCCTCCTGATAAATAGGTTAAGGGGTCAAGAGCCACGTCCCCGACGAAACCCGCCGCCCCACGTACTGAAGGGTCAAGCATCCCGCCTTTTTTAAGCGCAAAGCCCGTCCCTGTTTTTGAATAAATTCCCGGTACTGCATCGGATAGACTCGCACCCTTTGGAACCCCGGCCCGGTCAAGGTATTCGTCCGTCCCGGCTCCCTCACCCTTCAAAGCGCGAATCGTGTCACCCTCACGAGTGATAAGTTCAGGCTCCCGGCCTTCCAGTTTCGCGCGAAGCTGTTCTTTTAAGTCCATGCCTTGAGCAATTGCATTCCGCACGTTGCCCCCGGCCCAATTGAGTCCGCGCCCGGCGGTCTCTAAAACTTTCATTCCCGTTTCTTTATTGAAACCGATTCCCGCATGCTCCTTTTGCAGAGCTGCAAGTTCTTCGGCTTCAGACGCAGACAACCCGGAAGCTTGCGCCACTGGTTGACCGGGAGGCTGTACCGTAGGAACGGAGGGAGCCGCGGAGCTTTGGAGACTTGCTAATTCTGCTTGTTCTTCGGGAGTCAAAGCCATTTTATTGCCCTGCCTTTGATTGAAGGTATTTCATGCGAGCCGCTTTCATGTCGGGAGTTGCGTTTGCTGGAAGCGAAGCCGAGCCATCATACCCGCCGCCCGCATTTGCAGCGCCCGCGCCCGGAGCGTACCCCGGTTGATGAGTAAGCTCGTTTTTCGGGTCAAAGATCGCCGAATCTTTAACGAGTGATTTCAAATCATCAAGATCGCCGAGTAAGTCAGGGCGACGAGCGTACAAAGATTTTCTTCCGCCTGTTACGGCTGAAATTCTTTTCTCCATTTGATCGCCTACCGTCACGGCTGCGTGACCTGCAAGGTCTCTTAAATGTTGAATGAGAGGGTGATCTTTAGGAATCGAGTCAAGGTCTCCCATGAGCTGCTTAATTTTTGCAATCTGCATGTCAGCCGTTTTGATGTACGTTTCCGCACGCTCTCCCACGCCGCCTCCGCCTTTCATGTTTGAAAGCGCCGCGCGCATGGTTTGCTGATACTCTTCGAGTGAAGCGGTTGTAATTTTGTCCGCTTTATCTAAAAGTACGTTTGCTCTCTCAATGGAGTTCATTTTTCCGGCGTAATCTTTTACGACTGAATCGTTCTTCACTGAAGTCAGAATTTTCATGTGTTCATTTCTATCCATGCGGTCTTGCATAATAGAATTGCGCTGATTACCCATCATTTGTTGAAGCTGCTTATTTTGAAGCTCGGCCTTGAGCTGATTCGTTTGATCATCGGTCAAAGCTTGTTGCTGTTTTGAAAGCGACGCACGTAAAGGCTCATCGCCTTTTGAAACGTCTTCGGGCGCTTTGTAACCTGCACCCGCGCCTTCCGCTCCAAGCATTCTTGCGGTTGCGTAGCCGCCTGATAAATCCAAATCTTGCTTTTTCGCGTACTGGTTGATCAGCGCTTGCTTTTCGTTATCGATATTTTCTTGTTGCTGGCCGCGCGACTTTTCAAGCTGCTCACGAAGCTGCTTTTGAATTGCTTGCATCTCACGAGTGTTGCCCCCGCCCGGAGCCGATAAAACAGGGCTCATGGACGGAGGCGGCGCAGGGAGCGGTTGATCGGAGGGGGGTTGAACAACCGTTGCTTGCGAAGTGGGTTGAACGGGAGGCTGCTCGGGGCCGCCTTCCATTGATGCGGGCATATTGGTTTGATTTGCGTAAGCCGCGGGAGCGCCCGCAGCCGCAAGAAGTGCTTTCAATTTATCTTGAAGAGTTTGGGTTGCCATTACGCCGCTCCTTGAGCTTGCATGAGCTTCATGAGCATCGCATCGTTAATGCTCGAACTGTTTGCACCACCCGCGCCGTTTGCGGTTGGCATTTGATAGCCTTGAAGGGCCGCGGTTTGCGCCGCAGCCGCTTGAGGGTTATTGCCCATCAATTTTTGCATCATCGCTTGGCGCATTTGATTATCTTGCGCAGTTTTTTGCCCCGCTTGATATTGAGAGAAGCCGTTAAGCGCTCCCTCTAAAACATCGCCCGAGTGATCTTTTGCTTGAGTGTATGGAGTGAGTTCAACTTTTTGGCCAAGCTTCGCAAGCCAAGGAGCCGCGCGCTGATCGGCAGCTCTCATCAAAGCTTGCTGCTTTGCTTTTGCTTCCTCGGCGTTTGACGAAAAAAGGCCCGAGAGACCGCCGATAATAGCGCCCCCGACTGCCCCGACGACTGTACCAACCGGGCCGAATGTCGTACCAACCGCTGCGCCCGTTCCCGCGCCGCCTAATGCACCACCTGCAATTGCACCACCGTTAGCCATGTTGAACCTCCTTCAAAAATTCTACAAAAACTTTGCCGTTATGATTTTGTCTCACTCCGGCGATTTTAAAATCATGTGCGATGTAAATCTTTAGCATCGCAAAATTTGTGTTCTCTACTTGAGCCCCGATAAGTTTGTAGTCCTTTGAAAGTTCGGCGATCATTCGCGCGAAATTTTTCACTGTACTGAACCCCCGCTTATGCGGAAGTGCCCCGCCGTAAGCGAGCCAAATCATGTTTTTATTAAGCTCCTGACAAAGTGTGAAGCACTCCGGCTCCATATTTTCGTTGTGGGCAACCCACATAAAATCGAAACGAAAAAAATCTTTGTCATAAATGTCCCCGTTGAAGACCGCCTTCATTGAGTTCACTATTAATTCATCGGGCACGTCCTTGCGCTCGATTCGGTTAATCATTTTTACTTGCCTCCCGAGTTCGCAGCCGTGACGGTTGCATTCGCTTGCTTGTCCGCCGCGTCCACTGCCATATTTTGGTTGTACTTGTCCAAATTGAAAGTGTTGACGTTGGTTGCAGCTTGGTTTTGATTCGCCATGTTTGCTTGATCGATTTTGAGCTGCGCACCTGCACCTTGAACGTCGATGTTTGATTGATTTGCAGCCGATTGGTTGCTTGCAGCTTGTTGAGCGGCCAAAGAGTTTTTCATTCCTTGCGCTTCAAGTAAAGCCGCGTTGTTTGAACCCGCTCCGCCTCTCATTGCAAGATTTTCTTTTGCTTGAGCGGTTGCAGTTGCGCCTTGAGTGGCAGCCGCGTCGCGCGCGTTCACGCCATTCATGGCTTCTTGTTTTTTGATCGCAGCCGTATAAGAGTCAGCCGAACCAAGCTTCCATTGATCTTTCAGCGTTCCATCGTCATTAAGTGGGTTGTACTGAAGTTCAGGCCCCGCTTTGTTTGCTTTATTTTGAGCATCAATCTGCGCTTGCAAAGCCGCAGTTTGGGCCGCATACGCATTCGTTTGCGCGTTCATTTGTTGAAGTTGCTCGGGAGTCAAAGTGGTAAGCGTGGTTTGCTTTTTCTTGTCTTCCGGACTCATCCAAGAATTACTTGCCTTATCCCATACCGTGGAACCGCCATTGTATGGATTTGCCTGACCGTCTGTAAAATTACCTGCTCCGCCTCCGCCGCCGTCTGCCATATTAGAATCCTCCGCCGTTAAAGTTATCGAAATCTTCATAGAATGAAATGTCTTGAATGATTTCGTTATGCTCGTCTGGTACACGCGCTGAAAGCGTGTCAACCATCATTTGTTTCATCCCGTTCAAATCAACTAAAGCCGCTTGAGTGTCCGGGTGTCCTTCTTTGCTCATGCACTTCCATCGTGCATATTGCACTACTACTGAAGTAAATTCGGGAATGTCGCAAACATCCGTGTCAGTCGTAAATCTTTTCGCGTTTCGGATGTACCAAATGATTCCGTTTGAAGTGTTCTCTAAAGGAGTTGGGTAAATATTAATTTTAAGGCCCAAAGTCCCCGAGTTTGAAAGCATCCATTTGTAAAGGTCTGGTTGCTGAATGAATTGAATTTCTTTAAGCTGTTTTACTTTTCTGATTTCGTAATTGAGCGCATTATTATCGTTATACCAAATTTGGCGAATTTTCTGCGCGTAAATGTCTGAAGGAAGTGAGTAGGTTGCTTGGCCGCTTACGAAAGTAAGCGGAGTGTTGATCAAAAAGTAGTCTTCGTAAATCGTGTGAATGGCGGCTTCCACCATGTCCACGCCTTCATTGAAATAGCCAAGAAGCTCCGTCGCGGTGATGAAAGTTTCATCCTCGATATCTAATTCTTTTTGAAGGAGAGCTTTAAGCTCCGCATACGTTGGACTATACATTGATCGACTCCTCGGTGTAGCGACCAACAAATAACCGAACGGCCATCGGGCTTGTTGTGACAGTAGCGTTGACGTTTAGGTACGTGCTATCAAATAAATTATAATTGAAAGTGATCGTTCCGCCAATAGCAGAAAGCAAAAGCACGTCCTTGGGTGTAAAAGGGAGGGTATGGGGGATTTTAATGTTAGAACCCGTGGCCAAAATGCTTAAAGGAAGGAAAATCCACTCGCCTTTTACGAATGGGCATTCCTGAAAAATCGTTCCGATAGTCTCAAAATTTTGACGGAGGAACGGGTCTTTTGATTCAATTTGGGAGACATAAAGTTTTTTCCTCATGTGTTGCCCCCGCTTGAATCTTGCTCAAGTCGATAAGTTTTGTATGACTGATCGGTGAGAGGCGCGAAGTAAACCACGTAAGAAACGATTGAAAAAACTTCGCCCTTTGGATAGCCGCGAATCACCCATTTTTGCACACCGCTTGGAGCAAGCCCGAGTGGGTCAAGGAAGGTGATCAGAGTTGCAGAGTTGCGGGTCACGATTTGATAATTTTGAGTGTAGTTATCATTCGCAAAAGAAATGTAATAATCCTTCGCGTCCGTTGGCCACGAGAAAGCTGCATCCGTTAAGGTTGCCGTCTTCGCGCCCGGAACCACGTTTGCACTCACGATAGAATCAGAGTTGTAAACAATCGTGAAGGCTTGAGTAATTTGAATTTGCTTGTACGAGCAACGCAAGAAAGTCGCCGGGAAGTTTCGCATGTTTTCCACGAGAGCAAAGTCAGCCCAATTGGGAACTTCCGCGCCCCAAAAAATATTAGGGTCGCCCCAAAGCACGTTACCGCGGTAGCGAATTTCTTTTAGGAGCGCTTGTACTCCGGAGTTGTCATTGATTGAAGAAATTTGCACCGATACGTTTGAAATATTGTTCATGGTGAGGAGCATTTTCGTTGCCCACTTCCGAACCATTGGGAGCCCTAAATTTGAAACGATGGATTGATAAAGCGGGATGATTCCCGCCGTATTCCACGCGGTCGCAACGGTCAAAGTATCGATTGCCGGGTCAGTCGTGTAAGAAGCGTCATGCTTAAAAATATACCCGCGGCGATCACCACGAATTAATTGGCCGTTGTAAAAAGAGATAGCAGTAGGGGCAAAATTTGTTCCGTTGGTTCGTGTAGTAAATGAAGAAGTAGCAGTAATCCCCCACCGCAAATCCAAAGTAATGAAAGTGTCATTATCCGGTGATGAAGTATCGGCTGCAACCGCCCAAGTAACCCGGTTGTCTTTCGTGTCGTAGGTTCCCCAAATTCTTGCTTGTGAAGTTGCCGATGTGACATAAGTTTTGTACCTTTCATTGATCGAGTCAGAAACTTTTAAAAAGTTAAATCCGTCTGTCCAATAAAAGCCATCATTCCCAGCCCAAAAAACGCCGTAGCGAGTTTGCACGATAGAGTTGTGAGAAACACAACCCACGGTTTTTGTGATGTCCTCATAAGTGACTTGGCCTTGGCCGAGCTGAGTGTACTGACCATTTAATCGGTAGACATGGTTTTTAGTAAAAACCAAAGGATTATCGTTATAACTAGATAAACCAGTAACTTCGTCGAGCAAATCAACAAAAAGAGCAGTAGGGCAAGAATCGGGGTCATTCTGAACGCTTTGTTGAACGCGGTTTTTAAAAATCTGACTCCCACTCTTAATATTCCCATAATAAGCAACTCCATTTACAATCGTGATGTATTTCGCAAGTGGGGGAGTATCGTTATCCAAAATTCCCGAGTTTGTGTAAAGAAGCGTTTGGAGTTGCAAAGTCGTGTCCGACATTGTGTCGTTGAACGTGGTCGTTCCATTCGTGACCTGTCCAACTTTATAGTAAGTAGAGCCGTTGTTTGTGGTTCGATAAATGTAAACCGTGATTGCAGCCGTGTCGTAGTTTCCGGTTGCGCCGTTTGAAAGAACGGGGATTGCAGTGATATTCACGGTGTTCACGTTCGGCGCACCCGCGTTTGCAAGTGGAACTAATTTCGTGGTTCCGAAGTCTTCAAACTGAGTGGTTCCCACGGTGTAAGTGTAGTGGTACAGGAACGCATATAAATAATTGTTACCTGTACCACCGCTGCTCGTGACAGTTGGAGCCGAAGCGAGAGCCGGAAGGCCAGCCGTGCGAGTTTGCCACACGCTTGACCCATCTTTATAAAGTTTGATCGGAAGCGCGTACTCAGAGTTGGTACAAAAAATGTGATCATTCCATTCAGCAAAAGCCGGGAAGCCCGCAGTCGTTCCAACCGAAAAAGCCGGGTTTGAACTTGGGCCTAAAAATTCTTGAAATGAACTTACGTTTGGCCTCCACATTCTTTTTGCGCTCACTAAAAGAAGTTCGGGTAAAATAGATGCAAACATTCCAGTCACTCGTTGATTTACCGGAGTGGTTGGAAGCAAATACATGTTGCTATCATAAATTTGAGAACCGGGAGCCGATTCCAATTTTTTATTCGGAGTGATAAGCAAATTGTTGATCGCAGCCGATTGATTGGGCTTCGCCGAGAGGATGTAGTCGGTAATCCCTCCGGAGAAATCATCAACGGTTGCGGTGGTAAATTGCATTGCCATTATCTGAATACCGCCGTGTAAGATGCCGTGTTGTCATTCGTGTAAACACGAAAAGTAGTGGTAGAAAGTTTTTCAATGGTTGGATAAACGTAATGGCCCGTTGAAGTGAGCCGGATTTGCATGTTATTCGTGTCCATTGCGTAGCCCGCGGGAACGGTCACGTCTTGAGAATATTTTCCCGTTCCGCCTGACACCCATGAGCCCGAAGGAATGGAAACGGTTCCGGGTTGAACCGAACTTGCTGGAATGAGGGCGGAAGTTACGCCGTCATGGTTGTGATTATTTAACTGGACGATGTTAAAATTCAGTGCTGGGAACCAGACCGAACCTTTATCGCCATTATCAGGATTTTTAAAACCGTATGAGAGTGTTTGCATCGCTTCCGTCCTTTATAAAAGATAGGGTGCGATGGCTTGCTCCCCAACCGTCTGGTAGTACCATAATAATAGCACATTAATGGGAAAATTCGGGCAAGTTTTCCCTTCCTTGATTGCAGAATCGAATTGATAGTGACAATACAATTCTGTTTTTGGGATTGAGTAAGTCAGAAAAATGCCATCAAGTGTATTTCTGAGAGCATCCCATTGCGAGCGAGTAAACTTCGTGTCCCCCACTAAGCAAATTCCAATATTCCCTTTATTGTGTCCGGCAACGTGCGCCCCGATTTGATTGAGCGGGCGACCGTCTTCAACCGTTCCGTCCGGCTGAATGATTTTGTGATATGCAATATCCTTAAACCCGCGAAGCAAGTGGTCTTGCTTCATGCGTTCAATCGGGTACGACTTGCCATTCGGAGAATCGGCGCAGTGAACCGTGATTAAATGAGGTACTTGGATGCCGGGAGTGGAAGTATCATTGCTTGGGAGACTCATGAGCCTCCGCCTGACCGGGACGCTTCCTCACCGAGCAATCAAATCCCATGTCGTTGAATTTTTTTCGGTCATCGACTTTATCGAAATCAAAATCTTTTTCTAAATGCTCAAGGTCTTCGTGTTTTACACAAATACCGAGCAATTTCTTCGCGCAAACTCGCTCATACCACCGATATTCGGTGAAAGCACCGTCGAGACTAACTCGAAGGTGACGCTGATTTAAGGGCGGTAAGAAATAATTCGCCAATGTCGCGCAACTCGCGGTCAAGGCGATCAAGATTAGCATCGTCGCGCAAAGAACCTTTTGCCATTTCTGCATCCCATTGTCTCCGGTAATCTAGCACTCGATTTCTGATTCGAGTTGCCTCATCGGGCACGACTTTGTTGATCAGTGTGAGCCCTTGTTCAATAATATTTAAAATTAATTCACTCATAAAAGCGCCGGGAGTTCTTTAAGCTCCCGGCTTGCTCCTTACTTCAAGTTTTGTGGCAAAATATTATGAAGAAATTTCGCAACGCCTGAAATGATTTCGGCGAGCTTGTCCACCGCTGCGCTAACAGCAAGGAGAATTGATTTTGGCTTTTCAGTAGGAACGGCGCGAAGGATTAGCTCAAGAGCCAATCCAACCATTCCCGCGGAAGCGGCCAAGTTATGATTTACGAAGTCTGCAATTTGTTGCAACATGTTTAGTCCCTCTTTTTTGTTACAGCGGTTTCAATTCGCGTGAGGCGCTGTAAAATCTCACGCTGAAAAGTGTTGTACTGATCAATTTTGCTCGTGCGATCAACTTCAATAGCTGACACTCGGCTGGAAACGACTTCAATTTCTTTTGAAGCCTTCCCAACATTGAAAGCAAGGCCCGCAATCGTAACCACAAGGCCCACGGGAATCAGGGTATCTTTCGTGATTTTATTCATCGTTAAAACCCTACCCGTTTGATGTTGAAGCGGTTGATGTACCCATTCGCACTGGATGCGGCGTAATCGCCTCCGGTATCTGCGTACATTCCGAGAGTGTCGCCCGCTTTCATGCTCACCATGTAGGTTGCAGAAATGAAAGTATTCGCTCCCGCCGTTCCCATGAGAACAATGGCAGTACCATTTAATTTTGCGTAAGTTCCGCCGCCCGTTGAACGGTTCCATGCGACTGAAAATTCATACGTTCCGCTTACCGGAGCGGTGAAAAGCCCGGTTGAAGTTGAATACGCTCCGTGGGTATCGAGTACCTTTGTGTCGTATTTCAAAATCGCGTTCAGTGCGACCGTTTGAAGAGTGGTTAAGCCGTAAGTAGCGGCGACAAGCTCGGTTGCTGAAATAGTAGTTGGGCCAGAAATTCTTTCAAGCGCAAACCAGTTTTCCGCAGCCGCGCCCGAGGTACTGATCGCGCCCCCGCTGTTTTGAAATAAGCCCATGCTTAAGGTATCGCCCGCAACACACTGAATGTTTGTCGCTCCCTGCATGATTACTGGGTTTGAGGCATTCCCTAAAACCGTTCCAAGATTTGCAATGGTAGAACCGTTTTTCCGAATGAAAACTTGGCGAGAACCCGTTGCGTTTACTCCGAATGCAAGACTTCCGGAAACCCGGTAGTAACCCGAAATTGGAACCGTAAAAAGTCCAGTTGCAGGGTTGAAAGCATTGTGAGTATCAAATTCCTTCGTTCCGAAGTTTGTAAAAGTAGTAGAAACGCCGGAAGAAATACTTTGAGTTGCAACGCCGCAATTGTATCTCATTCCGCAAATTCTATTGTCAGTTGAGTCACTGGTTTGGGTGTTTGAAGACCAACCCAAAATAGGCGCTTCAAATTCAAATGCCCATGAACCGGAAGTTCCAACCGGAGCAAATGTACCTGAACAAATGTATGCACCCGCTGGGGTCGCACCCGAAACTTGGATGATTGCAACGCGGAAGCGGGTTGCATCGTAAGGCACAATCGTTCCGATAAATTCCGCACCCGCTTGGAAGTCCCCAACCGCAGTACCCATATTGCAACCGTTGGTAGTCCAGTCGCCCGTTCCTTCAAGCGTGGTGTAAAAAGTTACTTTGCTTGAATCAAATTGTCTTCCAAGTGGAAGTGAGAAAAGATAATCACCCGTTCCGGCGCTACCCGCAGACGTGTACTTGAGCATGTAGCGGTAACGACCAATGTCTCCCGCGCGGCCTTCTAAAACTTTATCGACGGTTCGAGTCCCGAAAGTTGGGGCCGAGGTAGTTGCACCCGTAAGAGCGCTTACGGTTTGCCCGGTGTCTCTTAAATCATAACCAGAATATCCGGTGAGGATTGCGGCTGGCCCAACTTGAAAATCGTCCACATTGATTGTGTAAGCAGTCGCCGCGGTTTGTGCGGTGAAAATAACCACTTTGTAAGTGTTGTTTGCAGCCGTTGAATCGGTTTGAAAAGAGAAAATGACTTTACCGGGGCCGGAAGTTTGGTTGATTCCGCGATATCCTTGCGGCTGAATCCAATAGTTTCCGGTGATGTTGTAAATCCAAATTTCAAGTGACTGAGTAGAGGTTCCGCTTGCATCAAAGTTTGCAGCGCCCGAAACGACTTCATAAGCGAATGACCCGTACATGACTTTACCCAAGTCTTCGCGGTCAATCGTTAAAATCCCAGAAATGATACCTTGCCCTTGAGCATTCGCAGCCGATTTAACCAATTGGCCGGAATAAGTTCCCATCAAAGGAGTGGTTGCAGTCGGCGCAAAGGCCATTTGAGTAGCGCTTGCAGTAATTGAAGTGGGAACGCCGCCTGAAAGGGTGGTAGTGAACAAAGTCCACGGAGAAATTGCGTTTGATTCAAACGTAGGGTTCGCAAGTGATTGCGAGAAATAGTTTTTAGCTCCGCCCGCAGAGCTTCCGCCCGAGCCGCCGATAACGTGCCATCGAGAGTCCCCGCAGTAAGCGAGAAGGATAGAACTATTATTTAAAAGAGAAAGTGAAGCGCCCGTTCCGGTTAAAATGCGTTGAGCCGCGGTCGTTCCGGTGTCTTCATTCACCACTTGCATGGTTGAACCCGTGCGGTTCACAAACATTAAAATTTGTCCGGAAGCGAAGTTTGTAAAACCAGAAATCGAAGTGTTCGTTCCGGTAAGCTCGATGATTGGGGTAGCGTTTGAGTAAGAACTGATCGCGCCGTAGTTGGTTGAATCAGTCGTGAGAGTCGCTTTCAAAGTCGCCGAGAAAAGCGCGTTTGAAAAAGTGTTGAGTCCAGTGAATGAGTTCGCCGCCACGTTTGACGGTAAAATCACCCACTGAGACCCATCCGAAATTGCTTCTTGTTGAAGGTCAGTGATGTAAATTTTTCGGTACGGATAAGTTGCAGCGGCGGGTTTACCCGCGTTTGTAAACCACTCCGTTTGTGCATTCTCTAGTGCGCCGTAAACTTTCATCGTAGCCCCTTAAAATTAAGTCAGACCATATTGATAGTGAATGTTGAGGACTTGCGAAGCCGCAGACCCAATCACGTACCACTCAGCCATGTTTTTTGTTGGAAGCGACACACTTTGTCCGGCTGCAAGCACGTAGCCCGCTCCTAAAGAAACCGCCGGGTTGACGGGCATCAAAGTGATAGTTCCCGAGTTACCGGGAAGCGCTCTAATTAAAATATTGTCGGGAGTCGGTACAACTCCGTTTGTTAATTGTGCTGGCCCCGCGTTTGCACCGATAAAATCAGCGACCGCAAGCTGCGTGATCTGCGCGGAACTTCCGCCGATTGTTTGCTGCTTAATAATCTCTTTTTTATAGTGCGGGCCTACTGATAAAGTTTGGTAGCTCATTTTTGCCTTTCAAAAAACTTGGGGGCTTTTACACCCCCAAGAAGTTTAGATAGATAAGAAATACTCGACGAGTACGTTGAACTTACCAGCGGTAAGAGCCGCGACCGCGATAGTGATTGACATGGTAGAATCAGCGGTCAAAACCACTGCGGTAGCAGCGGAGCCCACTGGAATACCAGCAAGAAGCGCGGAAGTAGCATACGAGCTTGAAGCGGTAGCCGCCTTAAGATCGTTGGCCGCTTGTCCGGTTCCCACTGCGATTGTTGGGGAGCTACCAGTTGAAGCGTTCGTGAGAGTATGGATAATTGCGGAAGTGATTACTGCACCTTTTGGCAGTACCGCAGGTTTACCCGTATTCGCATCGAGCAACGTGATAGCACCTACGGCTCCGCCTTGAACAGCGAAGTCATAAGTTGCAACCATTGCAAGCTTTTGTTGGCGTGCCATTTTGGTTCCAATATTATGCTTGTGTGATTGCGCATCCTTCAACGAATTGAAATCGAACTGAAGGTCTAAAAGTGCTTGTTGTGTAGGCATGGTTTTTCTCCTTGTTTTTAAAGAGGGGGCGGCAAGAAAACTTGCGCCCCCAATTTAGCCGTTATTAAGTGAACGAAATCCCGTAAATAATTCCGTTCTTTTTAGGCTCAAGAACCACAACTTCACCAAACAAACAGTGGTCAACAATGTATTGATAACCAGTGGTGTTACGAATGGTGTAGAAAGGAGAACCAGTCTCAGGGTCTTTACGTCTGCGGATACCGCCGTTCGTATAGAACTTGATGGTTTTCATATCCAAGAAGTAAATGATATCGTCATCCATTTCTTGAACAGCTACGAGGGAGAGGACTCCCGCGAAACCGCCAACTTCAATTTCCATCCAACCGTACATTTGAGTGTCGCTAGACATTGGTTTTACGTTGAACGAGCCTTTTTGAGCTTCAATTGACTTCACGCATGCGCCGAAGTTTTTGTAGCTCATGACTACTTTGAACGGTTGACCACCACCGAGGCGGCGAATAGTCACGTAAGCATCAAAGATGCTTGAGAGGATATTCGCGCTAGTGATAGACGAGCCCGGAATGTTGATTGCTTGAGTGAAAGGCCAAGCGGTTTTAGTTACGCCGAAAATGGTTGAAGTACCACCGTTCGCCGCGCTCAAAAGCTGAGAACGAAGAGAGGTGAAACCATTGGCTTGCTGACCGTCTTGATAAACAGTACCCACGTTCGCAATGGTGTACGCAGAAACGTCAAGCGGAGTAGAGCCCCCACGAGTAGTCACCACGTTGATGTTGTAAGAACCAGTAGTCGAGTTCATCGAAATGGTTTTCACATATCCCGTTGCAGTGTTTGGCACGTTATTCGCGAAGTTCAACTTTTGGTTGATTACGAAGCGATCAGGTTGAGCCACACCGAAGTTACCAGAAGAGTCACCGTTGGCAGTTAAAAGCGCAACGTAACCTCCGGTAAGTAAGTTTTGACTGATACAACCTTTGAGGTAAGCCGCGTGACGCTCAAGCGCGTCCGGAAGGATGCGCAAGAAGTTTTGCTGACTTACTTTACCGTGTTGCATAAGATCGGTTTCGTTAAAGATCATGGATGACCATACTTCTTTATACGCAGAAACCGAGCCGCGAACGGTAGACTCTTCCGCGATATCGTTAGACGCCGCAAGTGAGCCGAAGGTTACAGACGAGCCAACCGCACCGAGGAACGGAACGATAAGCGCGCCGCCGAGCCAAGAGTCATCTTGATCGACGTTTTTCATGAACCAATCACGCTTTTTGAGTTCGTCAAAAAGCAAAGGTTCCGGAAGGAATTGATTCAGCATATTGCTGAATGTGACGTTAGTAGCCATGTGATTTTTTCCCCTTTAGGAGTTTATGTTTTTGGTTATTCTCGTGATGCGCGGGAAGCGTTCGCAATTGCTTGCTTAGAAAGCTTCTTTAGATCATCGAGCGATTTTACTTTTTGGATTGCTGGGGATGTGGCTTTCCCTTGCAGGTTGGGAAGAGTTGGCTTAGGGGTTTGCACTTGCGGTGCTTGTCCGTTTTGATTTGGTAAAGTTGGGGCGGCTTGCGTTCCGCCTAACATTTTTACAAAATCGTCCACTGCTTCTTTTACCGTAACTTCCCGTTGCTGTTGCTGAGCAACGACGGCGGCCCGGCGTAATACTTCTAATTTAAATGAACCGTCTTGGCCTAGACGAGTGTCGAAACTTTTTGCGACTTCCTCAATTCCCGGTTGGGCAACGTAATTGTCCAAATCGTTTAATTGAGCATCAACTTGCTTCGCTTGCTGTTCTTGAGAGAGTTGCGCGAATTGTTGCTTGTAACCCGCATTCTCTTCTTCAAGCTGATAAGCTTTGACTTGTGCCGCTCTAGCATCATTATACAATGCTTGTTGCTCCGGAGGCAAGTCCCTTAATTGCAATCGTCTGAGCATCCACTTTTGCATTTTCTCTTCGAGGCCGGGAATATTTGAATTTTCTACGAAAGAATCAAAATCATCCTTCTCAATAAATTTTGCAAGCTTCTCAAAGCGTTGTAATTTTGGCGCGTATTCAGTTTCAATTCGCTTTTGATATTGCTCGTTGGTTTCGCGAATTTTCTGATTTTTTTCTTTCATCACATCAAGCGCATACGCTTTTTCAAACGCATCGCGGAAGTCCGCTTCGTTTTCTTTTGTGATGAGCCCGCGAAATTTTTCCGGAATCTCAAACTCTTTATCGTAGGCTTTTACTTTGAAATTAGGTTTCCACTCCGGCGCGTCCTCGGAGTCATTGCTATCTGCAATCACCGGGGCGTCCGGGGTTTCCGTTGCAGGTGCCTCAACAATTGGGTCAGCTTGCATCGAGTTATTTTCTACTACTTCCGTGTTTGTGTTGTCTAAAGCATCCATGATTTAGACTCCTTTCATGATGATATGACCGTCATCCGGCGGGATTAAGTGCAGGTTGCATGGCCTGTCCCGGCCCGCCCCCTTGCGGTTGTGGTTGTGGTTGTGGTTGTGGTTGTGGTTGTGGTTGTGGTTGTGGTTGTGGTTGAGAAACTTTCGGCGAAACGTGATTAGGTTGGTTGTCTGGCTGGCGAACTTGCATCGCTTGAGGGTTAGATTGGAGCTGGCGGGCAATGTCAGCGAGCGCCCCTTGCTGCTGCTGATCTAAGGCTTGCTGATTCATGCCTTGTTTTTCAATCCTCTGAAGCAACCAGACAAGTGAATCGTATGGAACTCGCGCGCGCATCGTTTTTTGAGGATTGCTTGGGTCAGGAACGTAAAGATCGCACACCACTGCCATTCCAGTCATCGGAATATAGCCTTGAGCAGCGGCTTGAATTTCTCTTTGTTGCTCGGCCTGAATTTGCGTGTATTGCGCGTAAACTTTGGCGTACAAGTCTTGCACTTGCGGAGAAAGCTGTTTGAAATCGGCTTTTCTTGTCCGCGCAACTAGACGTTTCATCATGTAGTTAGGGTCATCTTGCTTATTTGCCATCATCATTTCACCGCGATCAAGCGCTAAAATCATATTGGTTGCATTGTCGTAATCGAGAGTCAGGTCTTCAAATGCTTGCTCATTATTTGCATAAGGAGCCATGCGAATCAAACGGCCCAAATCTTTCTTATCGAGTTGAGAGCCCGCATATTGAAGGATGTGGTTAAACTCAAGTTGACGACCCATGAGGGATTGCATGTCTTCGGTTCCTGATTCCACTTTGATTGTGTAATTAAGTGGTTCAGTATTTTTAAACTCTGCAATGTTTACAAACTCCGCGCGGCCAATCATTGGAATGAGCGCGTCGTCTGAAATATATTTTTTGATGAGTGAAAGAGAAAGTTCAGTCATATCGATCATGAATTGCATGACCTTCGTCACGTAAATCATATACTTCTTTTTTTGCTCGATAGACATGAACAGCATTGAGTATGGGTCTTGATTCGATTGCTTCTCTTGATTGTCTTCCGCAATGTTGGCAACCAAGTACATTTCATCAATGCAGTCCTTGATAGGTTGGAACCACTGATCGCCCGTGCGACCCGGTAAAATTGTGGGGGCTTGCCCTGCTACAGTGTAAGCATTAACTCCGGGCAAAGTTCCCCCGTTTTGGAGCTTAGTTCCGGCCTGAATGAAAACTTTATCCTGACCGATTGAAATTTGAGTCTCAGCCGCGCTCGAAGCCATGCGGTTTAATTCCGCTTGGTATGGGCGAAGCTGTTTAATGATTGAGTGGCAACGAGGGTTTGTAGGAACTTCGTCAAAACCAGTGCTTACGATTGGGAATAAACCAAATGGCAATTCGCCTTCAAATAAAATTCCGTTCAAAGTGTAAATGTAATAGTAGCCTTGCGGAAAATCTAAGCACGGGCGAATGTACATTTCTAAAACGAGGCATTGATTTTCTGACTCAACATAAGAAGTATTATTGCCATCGAAAACCAAATAAGTTTCATCTTGGGATGCTTGAATGAATGCAAGCTTCTCTTCGTCATCGCCTACCATTTTTTTCAGGTCGTCGATGTCCATCATCTTGCGAAGGCCAAGGAACCAACTCTCTTCTAAACTTTTTGCTTCTTTTGCGCGGAATAAATTGAAGCCGTAAATTCTTTCGTAAACTAAATCGCCCGAAAATTTCGGTTCCATTTCAGGCTCGGGCATAACGGGCTCGCCGTCTTCACCGATTTCTAAACTCTCAAGATCAATTGATTCAAGGTCTAGGGGCTTTGGTTGCATTCCAAGAAAGCGGCCTTTGCTCTCATCCCAATAAACTTTATAGTGAACTTCCCCGATGCGAACGAAGTCTTGAACGATTTCACGATTTTTTTGTTTAAATTTGTGGCGTTGCTTTGTGTCTTCCCAAACCGATTTATTTAGCTCCGCTGTTTTCTGATCTTTAAGCTCATTCTCATTTTTCGGGCCAATGATCGAAGTGGGCGCGTAAGAAAGAATATTGTTTTCATAAATTTTGCAAATCCGGCCCATGTGATTTTTAGTCAGGCGAATTTTTTGTTCACGAGCAAGGCCGCGGTCATCGCGTACACGATTGTAAAACCGGGAGCCTTTTTTAGCGTAGTGATTGCCCGCCACGAGCATGAGGTTTGAGCGCTGTTCGGCGTAAATCGGGTTATCGACGTTTTCGCCTTCTTTGTAATAGCGAATCAGGTCATCTAACTTAATTTCTTTTGATTTACTCTTCGGTTTGCTCATCAACTAATTCTCCGTCCTTCAAAAGCTGTTCGTACCCTTCCGGGTCTTCAACGATGAGAGAATCAAGCAACTCGTCTTTGAGTTGAACTTCTCTTCGCTCGATAGCTTCTCTGGCCTGAGAATCTGTCTGTTCTTGGATTTCGTATGGTACGCGGACGGGCTCGATGGCTGGAGCTACTGTAGCCGGGCCGTAGGATATTTTTAACCCGTTAAAGTTAAATTCTCGCACGCCGGATTTTCCGCACTCTTTGATGATAGCGCAAATGTCGTCACTTGTAAAAGTGGGTAATGCAATTTTAGAAGTCTTCAAATTCACTCCATGAATCTAAGGCATCTTGAATACCGTTGTTAAACTCGTCCAATGAGTTATTTCTAAACATCTTCTCACGATGCTCGTTACGGTCAACTAAAGATTTTTCCCAAGGTGTCAAATCCTCGTCGGGACGAAAGACTTGCGCGGGCACTTCGGTTTGCACTTGCGAGAAATCCCAAGGTATTTTCGTCACCCCATAGCGTACCGAGTCCGCGCTATCATCCTTCGCGTTTCGCTTGTCAGTCGTCTTTTGCAGCGATAAAAATTCGTTCACCACGGGCTCGCACTCGGGCGTATCGAAAACTTGGAGCATTTTATTTTTGAAAAGAGAGTTCAAAATTTTCTCCCCAATGTCCTGCCCTTTTTCCGCGGGCTCAAAGCCTAGCTGCATCCTGTCAGTAATCGTTTTGAAATCAACCGCGTGGTAGTCGTAAAACTTTCTCGTGATCGGACGATGCCCGGCCATCCGGATATATTGGTTCGCCACATCGGTACTCGTAATCTTGTCGTCTTGAATTTCTCCGCCGTGCCCATCGCGATCAGAGCGCCAATGCTTGTAAACCACGCCATAAGAATAATCGGGCTTCACCGCGATGAAAGAAATTGCGCTCGGGTGCGATTTCTTTTTGTCCGAAGTTTTTTCAGACCGGGAGCCTGACCCAATATCAACCGCCGCAATGTGTATCCATCCATTCGGAATACCAAACGCATGCACCACATTTTTTAATCGCTCAAAGCTTGCGTACTTTCTTCCCGAGTCTGCAACGAATTTTCCATACACCCGCTTTTGAACCTCGGCTTCCGTCCCGCACATTTGAATCGTGTGTTCAATCTTTTCATCCGTCCAATGTGAGCGCGTTCCGTCTTCAAAAAATCTGCAATCGAAAAGTGAAACTTGTTTCTTCCACGCGTTTGGAAAATTGGGGGTCTCTGAAGGATTGGGCTCCATTGTCTTACGCCACTCTTCTTGCCCAAGGGTCGCGGTGAAGACCATTGAAAAATAACCGTCTACCGCATTCCGCCTAAAATTTAATTCGCCCCATAGCTCAAACGGAAGCTCCTCATCACACGCCATGTAGTGAACAGAGCTTGATTGCAAAACATCCTCGCCTTGCGAGTACGCCTTAAAATAAAGCGTCACCCCTGAATTAAAACGAACGTACTCAATTTGCCGTTTCGTGTTTCGGTGTTCAGTCCAACCATAAACTTTATGATTTTTCATTGCACCCCGAGGCATGAAGTCAGGCACCCACTTCGTATCCCACTCCGCCGTGGCCACGTCCTTACTTGGGTACAGATACCAGAAAACTCGGGGGCTTTTGCCCGGCCAAAGTCTCGGCCACTCTTTTACGTTTGTCGCCCAATCGATTACTTTTCGTATTTGAACCGATGATTTACCAATTTGGTTTGCGGCGGTTAAGAACATGGTGCGATTTGTGCATTCTAAAAATGCGCGCATCCAAGGGTAATTTTTCCACCCGTACAAATGAGGCAGATCAAGCCTCATTTGCCGTTGCTGCGTAAGAAGCTCCAACTTCTTTTGCTGAGTGTCTAGTTCAGTCGTCACGCTTTGTTACATCCGTGTAGTTTGCTTCAACGACCACGGTTTCTTCAAACCGGGGCGCGGGTGGGGGAAGCTGCATCCTTGCTTCTTCCTCTAACATTTTTAGCTTGTCTTTAATGTCCGCCTCAATTTCTGAAGCTGACTTATCAGACACCTTTGCATCTAAAACCTGAGTGTACGTGTGTTCGGTCTTTTGTGAAAGCATTGTAAGATTTTTTGTTTCGGAGCGATTCAGATAGCCGCCCTTATTGCGCAAGTCCACCATAGCGGCGGTTTTCATTTGAAGCTCTAGCAACTTGATATTAAGCTTCCCAGCCTCACGGATTGGGAGGCTTAGTATCTCGTGAAATTTTCGGTTCGCCTGAACTTGAAGCGCTTCGTAAGTTTGCTCGTACTCAATCGGGCGAATCAAAATGTAAGCAAGCACGTTTGGGTGTTCTCGAAGCATGAGTGACCACGCCATTTTTGAAACAACCCCCAAATAAATATTCGCCGGGTTCATGACTTCGTTTGATCGCGACAAACTTACGCGGTCGTATTCCATCCAAAAATTTAGGCGCAAACGCTCGTGCGCAATCGAAGGCTTCCAATTCGTATAGCCATCGGCCACGAGCTTTTCAAGAAGCTCATTCTCATCGACGTTAATGTACTCCTCGGGAATTGAAAGAAAGGCGGGCTGGATTTCTTTAGGGAGAAAGGAAACGAGAGATCGGGGGTCTTCGAGCTGCTTAATCAGGGAGTTCAAAGACGGCATGAGTGCCCGTTTGCTTGCGGGGGGTTTAGAAGCCATATACTTCCAATGGTGAGGGCAATTTTCCCCTCAAGCAAGTCCAAAGATTTTTCAGTCGGGCGCGTGTGTATATCCGGTAGGAATCATCCACACACGACGGGAGACCCTTAGACCCCCTATCCCCCCGGTTAAATGAGAATTATTTAGAAGTCTTTCTTATTAAACGAAAGTAATTGAACAATCAAATCAGTTGAGTAAAGGGCATTAGTCTTTCTAATTGGAAGACCCCAAGGTTCCGAGTTGGGTTAGGTTCGAACCCTAATGATGTCAAGGACTTGGCGGGACTTTACCTTTCGATGACTCGGGGTTTCTATATCCATTCTCATCTCGTATATGTACGACCTTTAGTTTTCACGGCTGGGGGTTTTTCGGATTCATAGCAACTTGCAATCGCTTCAGTTGTATTTCATTTTAGTATAACTTTATTGTTGCAATCCGAATCTATTTAAGTTATACTAAATGTATGAGTACACACAACGATAAATGTAAGATGGCATTCGGAAGACCAACCAAAGAAGTGGGCGCTTGTCCTCGTTGCGATGAGCTTCGCAATGGTGCTAAGCCACGTAAAGGTTGGGGTGTGTCTCGTAAAGAAATGGATAGAAAAGCAATTCGCAAGCATAAATGTGGTGAGAGCTGCGGTACAGTTTGCACCTTTGGAGAATGGTAATGAAATACTTATACGCAATACTTCTAATGATGAGCGCTTGCTCGGCAACGCCGAAGGAAGCAATGGACTTAAGCACAATCACTTACGATAGCTCACTCGATGGCAACTTAGTAAAAGATTATTGGGGTGATGATCATTCAGTTTATTTAGAGAAACCAGTTAAAACAAAACCAAAGAAAGCGGTAGTAAAATGAAAGCACTTATATTCAGTCTCAGTTTAATAATACTTACAGCATGCGGCTCAAGTAATGGCGGTTCGACAGAGCAACGGAGCTTCAATCCGAACTTAGTTGGAGGAGGTGGTTCACCTGTTAATCCGGGCGGAGGAGCTTCATGCACAATCCCAGCGGTTGGCCAGTATCAAAACAATAGCGATGGAATCATAGCGACCGTTGGCGAGCGCAACGGCGAGTGTGGCATTCAACTCTCATGCGGCTTGATCGGTTACATTTACGACCTTGGGGGCAATCAATACTTTGTGATTGTTGACACTCCAAGCGGTGATACCGTTGGAGGCTGCGCATTCCCTGCAAACTCTACAAGCTATCAAGGTAAGCATGGGCCTTATAACTCAGGCGTGACATTTGGTAACTATGCAGGGATTGGATGGCAAGGCGGGTTTCTTCCAAGTGAAGCGAATAACCCTTGGACTAAACTTTTATGATTGCATTTTGCTATCACTCGTTGATATGTCCAAAGAATGGCATACGACAAAAAGGAATTACAACGGCTTTTAATTGATTCGGGTTTCTACCTCAAGCGCCAAACAAAGCACGCGCAATGGAGTGATGGGATTACAAGGATAACCATGCCTTCGGGCCGTGGCTTCAGTAGTCGCTTATTCAAGATGATTTCACTTCAAATACAAAAAGCAGTTGAGCTTAGGGAGAAACGCAATGCAGAGAATACAGCTAACGCAAAACCAATTTGCGCTCGTTGATGACGAAGACTTTGAACGTATCAATTCACTGAAATGGTACGCATCAAAGCAGGGCACTCATGAAAAATTCTATGCGGTTCGCTGCACGGATAAGAAGCGTAAAGGTTTCCCTCGTGAGTATAAAAAGTTTTGGATGCATCGAGAGATCATGAACTGCCCGGCTGGAATGTATGTTGATCACATCAATGGTGATGGGCTCGACAATCGAAAAGAGAACTTGCGAATTGTTACGTGGGATGAAAACTCACGGTTCGCTTTAGCAAAGGGCTGGGAAACTCGTTATCGCCCGAAGGATGCAATATGTCTTTGAAAACTGAATGGGGATGCAGTCGCGAAGAGTTGAACAAAGCTCTCAACATAATGAACTCAATTTTAAATCAAGAATTGGCCAAGGGTCTGACCATTCAGCGCAGACACCACGAGCAAGGGCACTTCGATGCCGAAGACCCGAGTGACCGGGAGCTTGATAGAATGAGTACGATATTTGAGACCTGCAAGCTCATCGAGAAGTGTATGGTCGTTAAAGAATTTCTACAGTATGTGAAAACGGGGTCGCTATGAACTGGCTCACGGGCTCCGAAATCATCATAATTGGCCTTCACGCGGGTTGGGCCGCGGCCATAGTCGTAAACCAGTCCCGCTACTCAAAGCATGCTGCAAAGGCATTCTGGACGGCTTTCTTCGTGATCTATTCCATCGGCTGATCAGCTTTACAAATTTTTACAATTCTTTACATGACACGCCGCTGGACGGCAGACGGCAGATAGGCCTAACATCGCCGTAGCTATTACACATAGGATGCATACAGTCAGAGCGTAGCTATATTTATTATGATTTTATAAAAAATATATAAAAGCTGCCGTCTAACGCATAACCACTTACTAATCATTCAGGAATTTGACGGCAGTTGGGGTGCCGTGACGGCTGCCGTCTGAGTGCCGTCTGACAAAAAAAGACCCCCAGCCCATCGAATCATGAGTCTGAGGGTCAACTAATATTTGAGTCTAGCTTGAGTTTTAAACTTTAGAACTGAGAGGGAACGGCAGAACTGCCGTTAGATTTTGATTCCGCAAAACCCTCAATCACACGGGTTCCATCTTTGAGTTTCTTGAGTCGAAACCCCCGAGCCCCAAGTTCACGGTAGAACTTGCCCCGAGTGGTCGCGGCTTGCTTGAGTCCAATGTCGATAGACCATTGACTAAACTTGTCAAATACTACCGATCTCTTGAGGTTTGCTTCAGGGTCAACTTTGAGACCTGAGACTTCGTCGTGATTCACATCATCGATAAAATCTTGAATCGGGTCGGCGCTCATTTCTTGCCAAGCTTTAGTCAGCCCCTTTGACGATTCCGGTTTGGTATAAAAACCCCCAAGCCCCACAATGTCTCGAACCCCTTCTAAAGCAAACTCGATGAGCGCTTGAGTGTTCTCTTCAAAAACCAAGTCTTCAAACTGATCGATGCGTTTCTCTACAACGTGATCGAGCTTGATGATAGTCATGCGGCGGTCGTAAACATTTTGGTTCTTGACTTGAGTTGGGGGCAAAGTGTTAGCACAAAACACATGAACAGCGGGCAAAAAACTTTGCACAACTTTGCGACCTTTGCGGTTGATTTGCATGGGGATGCGGTCGCCACTCGATTTGAAAAATTCATCCGGAATCGGTTTGTGTTCATTAACGTCCGTGTGGATGTTGATTGTTTTATGAATCAGCCCTTCCAAGTGGAACCCATGCATATCACATGGTTGGACGAAGCCGCTGACTTTAGTTCCCCCAATCAAACGAAAGAACAGCTTCACGAAGGTTGATTTGCCTGAACCTGATTCACCGAGGAAGAAAAAGATTTGAGGGAATCTAGGCATGAGCATTGCACCCGCCACTTGCTTCATGGCTCTGAGCTTTTCTTCTCGTTCGCTATCATTTTGCAATAGGTGGTTTAAAAACTCATTGAAGCGGTGATTTGGAAGGCCCCCAGCGTGAGGAGTATAGTTGACTGCTAAGCAAGTGGTTAAATAATCATCTTGATTGTGGTGTTCAAATTTTAAAGTGTATTCGCCTTTCACACGCTTGACCCACAAAGTGCCATTGAGAAAGTTAGCCGCGTCCGGATTTGGTTCAAACATGTTTACATGCTCGGGGACTGCGGGGATGGCGTGCAAGAAGGTTTCGTAGGCTGATTTCATGTCTTTCGACTTTGCCCGGCGGCCAAGGCGTTGAAAGATCATTTCTTTAATGGCATCGATTTCGCGCTGAGAGGCTTCAACCCAATGGGTTTCTTTAAATAAAAAAACATCCTTATCTTGTTTGATGATCTTGCCCTGAAAAGAATCTAGGATTTCTTGGGTAAGTTTGCGCTCTCCCGGTTTGTCTTGCTCATCTAAAATCTTTTGCGCTTTTGCGGGGATGTCTAAAACCTCGGCGCGCTTTTCTTTTGAAAGCTTTGTGTAAAGCTCACAAGTCCCCGAGCAGAATTTCTTTTTGATATTGTGATAGCAGCCATAAGAGTAATCGCGCTGCCCTGAATATTGCTCGTTGATCATCCGAACAAATTCTTTTTCAAAGCGATCAGCTATTCCTTGCTTCTTGGCCCACTCTTCCATTCGGAGAAGCGCTTCACCACGCTTAGCCCCAGTGTGGTACAAATCAGAAATGAGAATGCTAGCCACCGCATGACGTTCTCCTTCTTGAAGTTCAGCCTCCCACATTCTCGAAACGCAAACCTTCTTTTTGAACTCTTTGAAAAGTTTTCCATTAGAAATATCCTCCTCAATCACATTATCATGACCGAATTGAGGGAGGAGAGCTTCGGCGGAAGGGTCAACTACGGGGTGAGGGCCGAACAGGGTTGGGTCAATGTAAAAATGGTCTTCATGAACAAGCTCGAAGTAAACCGGGCCGCGGGTCTTTGCTTTCTCTTTGATTGCATCAATCGAAAGCTCGTTCATTTCAGTCCAACCGATTTGAGTTTTGAACAAACCAGTTTTAGGATGTTTTGAGTTAGGCATGCGGAACTTCCGGTTTGCTTGCACAATGCCATCATCCAAAGTTGACAATTTCAAATCGGATTTAAGTTTTGTGACAATACTTGCGAAGCGCAGCGCTGTATTCATGTCAATGGGGACGTTAAAGAAAGCCGCATCAACGTAAACGTGAAAGCCCTTAGACCCCGAGAAAAAGAACCAAGCTTGCTGCAACTTTAAAGAAGTGACGAGTTTGATGGCATCCCGGCGTGCTTCCTCAAGATCAAGTGAATCGAAATCAAAAATGAAGTGTCCACTAACGGGGCGACAAATCCCTAAGTAGCCCTTGAAATCGGGGCGTTCTTCCATGTCGAAAAGGCTATGGTAAGCCTCCGAGCCATCATGATTGTTGATTTTGTCGCGTAAAGAGTCAGCTAAAATATGCCCCTGATCAAGCGTGCTTGAAACCTTGGGGACGATGTAATTATAAAATTGCATGTCCAATAAATCCCCCTAATAAGAATAATACTAAATTAAACTTGTTGTTTCTGTTTGGTCAAGATACATTTTAAGCTATCCTGACAATCACACCTAATAAGAGCTTTGAGGCTCGGGCGGCTTAAGTCCCCGAGCCTCTCTGTTTTTTAATATTGCATTCTGCCATCATTTAAGTTATACTAAATAGACGAGGTAGAAAAATGGCACGTAGAGCGAATGAGAGTTGGAACCTTCCGCATGAAATCACTTGGCAACATGTAGAAGTTGCTTTGCTTATGGATTTGCGGGACGAGTTACAAAAATTAAATCGTTTACTTCACTGTTCTAATTTTACAAACATCCCTCGTAAACTTGATTCAATCAAAACTTCGGTTGCGAGAATACCGCGCAAGAAGAGGAAGGCAAAAGGATGGAAGGGACTAAAATAGGTCAAAGCGTTTGCATTCATCAAAACCCCGAGCCCCTGACATGTGTACATTGTCAGCATGCACACATTCCTACGCTTGAAATCTTGAATGATATTGCAGATACCGAAGTAGAAATTGTGCAAATGAAAAGGGAGGCGGTTGGCTTTGGGATGATTGGCGACCGTCTTTCACTAATGAAACGCGATGCACGACTTCAAGGCGTGGCCGAGCGAGAAAGATTTGTAGCGAAGCTCCGAAAGCTCGTTACTGAAAGGGAGAAACATGGGCAGTAAAACATATTCAGCAACCCCCGAGGAAGCGACCGAAATTAATTTCATGATCAAAGAAATTGAGGGCCACATTGAAGAGACTGATTTTCAATTTGACTTCTTTCAGTCTTTGCAATCACAATTCAAAGAAAAGAATTGGCTTTCAGAAAAGCAAGTAGCTTCGATGCGTAAGATTTATGAGAGGGTAACGGGATGAGCATGAGTAAGGAATTTATGGATTTGCAAAAAGCTTTAAGCAAAAAGCCCAAGCGCTCCCGGCCTTCGAGAGAAGCAATCAAAGAAGCTCGCTACTCGTTAAAAAATTTATTTTTGAATGGTAAAGCCGTTCATTGGGTAGAGATGGACAAATACGGTAAGGTTTACTTAAACAATTGCACCGATGAGCAAGCGGTAATCATTTGGGCGCAACTTCAATCAATGGGGGCAGTGAAACAATGATGACACCGAATAGTTTAGCAAGTCGTATTGCAAAGTCTGAAGGCAAGAAACATGAAGCGTCGATTGGCGATGTGAGAGAAATCGTAAGGCTCATTATTGAAATTGCGATCACTGACATGGAAGACTTTGTTACGATGATGGGCGTTGAAGAAAAGAAGCATGAAGAACGTATTCGTAAAGAAATTTTAAAAGGCCAAAAGAAACTTGGTAAAGACAAGTTGACGGTGAAGAAATGAGACAACATCAAGAACCCCACACGTGGTTTGGAATCGTAGTCACTGTTTTCTGCGCGGCGATGATTTTGGCGGCGACTCGTTGATTAATTATTTTAGGTAACTATCCCTTGACAACAAGTACATCAACTATACTATAATAGTTGAATCGGAGTGATATGGCAAAGAGAATTG